CGCCTTCCGTCCCCAAGGTCTCGCAGAACTCGACCACCTTGACCGGCCGGCCCTTGAGGGTCGCGTAGGGGGTCGCGGAGACGCCGCCCGGGGGCAGGTAGGTCGGCACGCCGGCCACGCCGACGGGCAGGGCCATGCCCTGGAGGATCGCCTCGCAGTCCTGGTTGATGAGCCACACCGCGTTGGCCCGGCACTGCCAGTTGAGCCGCATCCACATCTTGTCGATGTTGGTCGTGAGGATCGACGCGGCGGCCTGGCCGGTCTCCTTGGCCACGGTGATCTTGGCCGGGCTGTTGTTGATGCCGAGCGGCACGCCGACGCCGGTGCCGCTGATCATCGCGTCGTTCGTCTTGAAGACGATTTCCTTCGCGGCGTACTTCGCCACGTAGGACTCCAGCGCGTAGGGCGAGTCGCTCAGGAGCTCGTCCGTCATGTAGGCGAAGACGTACAGCTTCTTGAGCCGCAGGTCCATCTGCCGGGCCTTGAGCTTGCTCACGGTCGAGAGCTGGTCGGCCTCGTTCGCCCACACGCCCTGGATGCCGCCCCAGCGGCTGCCGTTGGCCCGGCTGGCGTCGTCGAGGCCCGGCAGCGTCATGACGTTGCCGCGGACCACCATGCTGTCGGACTGGCCGAGGAAGTTCTCCTCGAGCTGCATGCGCTCGTAGATCGTCTGCCCGAACTCCGGGATGACCAGCGCGCCGCCGTCGGGGTCGTTCGCCTCGAAGTTGCCGGACGGGGCCTTGGTCTCGACGTTGCCGAGCACGCCGGCCTTGCGCTGGACGTCCTGCCAGCCGCGCATCTTCTCGATCGTGTCGGGCGACGGGTACTGGGCCGCGGCGTCCTTCACGGCGTGCAGGTAGCCGCCGGCCGAGCCGAACACGGGCAGGCCCGCCAGCTCGGTCGGGACGCTGTCGATGCGCGGGCCGGTGCGCTTGCCGGCCTTGGTCTCGGTCTCGGCCGCGAGCTCGGTGCGGACGGCCTTGGCGATGTCGCCCACGAGGCCCTTGAGCTGGGTCACGGGGTCGGCGGCGTCGGCCTCGGGGGCCTCTTCGGCGTAGCCGGCGGCGACGTACTGCTTGGCGATCACCTCGTCCTCGACGGTGAAGAACTCACCGACGGCGGGAGCGCCGGGGATGGCCTTCAGGATCTTGATGCGCACGGGCGCACCCCTTTCGTAGTGGTTGGGTTTCGGGGGTCAACCACCGCGTGCCGGATCGCTACGGCTGGGGTGCGTCCCTCTCGCGGAGGGCTCGCGTCGGCCGGTCGTCTCAGTTGCGGTTGCGGGAGTGGGGACGGGGACGGTGCCCGCTACGGCGCGGGCGGTAGAATGGCGGAAACGGAACACGGTCGGAGGGCGGTTCAGTGCCGGACGTTTTGCTGCGCGGGGGCCGGGCGGACGGGACGGTCTACCGGATGGACACGGAGTCGGCCAACCTGATACTGCCTCGGCACGTCGAGCCGGGCGAGCCGCCGACCTACGCGTGGAACCGGGTGACGAAACGCATGGAGCCGGTTTGGTTCAAGTCGATGACCTACCGGCGGACGGGCGAGACGGACGTGACCGGGCTGGTCGTGTACGAGCACCAGAGCGGGTGACGGCTCAGACGGCCCCCATGCGGCGGTCTCTGTCGTGCTCGACCAGCGTGGCGACGGCGGCCGGGCTGAACGCCTTGCGGACCTCCGCGAGCCGCTCGGCGGCGACCTGGTCGTCGGTCTTGCCCGCGATCGGCGGGAGCTTCAGCGGGTCGGGCAGGCCCTTCTTGCGCGACGGCGGCTTGAGGTCGGCGGTCTTCTCGACGTGGGCCACCTTGCAGCCGACGTGGTGGTCCGTCTCCTTGTAGCCGTCGCCCATCGCCTTGTAGCACTTCACGCGGCAGCCGTGGTCGCCCTTGCGGCACGGCACGTCGTCCTCGACGTCGGGCACGAGCCCCGAGCGGTGGACGGACGCGACCTTGCCCACGGCGCCCCTGTGCGGACCCTTGGTGACCCTGACGAAGTGGCCGCGCCCGATCGGTCCGTCGTCCTCGTCGTCGTCGGGTTCGTCGGAGTCGTCGTCGGACGCGGCGGCGGCCTTGCACTCGTCGGGCGGGCCCTTGTCGGGGAGGGTGCCCTTGGCGAAGCCCTTGCACACGGCCTCGACCGCGGCGGCGGCCTTCTCGCCGGTCTTGTCGAGCGGCTTGAGCGCGGCCCACGCGGCGGAGACCGCCCCGCAGAACTCGTCGCACGCGGCCCGGCACTTCTCGGCCACGACCTCGGGGGTGTCGGCGTCGTTCCAGTTGAGCGAGTAGAGGTAGCCGGTCAGCGTGCCCGACATGCGGTCGATCACGGCGGAGAGCGCCGACGTGCCGAGCGGGCCGAGCGTCAGGCCCTTGGACTCAAGGGCCTCGGGCGTCATCGCCTTCGTCACGGCGACCCTGATCGCGTCGTCGCGGGCCGGGGTCGCGTCGTCGTGTCCGTGTTCGTCTTCGGGCATGGCGGGTTCCGTGGTCTTGGGCTTGAGCCACTCGGGCCGCGTCAGGCCCTTGGTCGTGAGCGTCTGGATCAGTGCGTCTTCATTGGTCGGGATGGGCGTGAGGGACAGCTCCAGGAGCTTCCACCGCCGCACCATCTCGATCTTGCCCTTGCGGCGGTCATAGGCTTCCTTCCAGTCGGGGCGGCTGTCGGCCTCCTTGCGGGTCATGAGCGAGATTTCGAGCGGCTTGAAGCCGACCGAGACGCCCCGCAGCACGCCTTCCTCGACCAGCGCCTTGCACTCCCGGGCCATCTGCGTGCCGGTGGCGAACTTGATCCCGCCGAGCAGCCCGCGCGGCCGGCGCTTGACCCAGACGACCTGGCCGACCGGGAGCGGGTAGAACTTGCCCTCGTAGTCGTGGCAGAGCATCAGCGGCCCGTTCTTCACGAACCGCCCGAGGTCCACGCCGTCGGGCAACACCACCTGCGGCGGGTTGTCGTCGTCCACGCGGTCGGTCGACAGGTAGACCGTCACGTCGATCGCCGCGTCGGGGTCGATCGGCGTCTGCACGGCCGCGTCCACGCTGAAGCGGTTCGGCGCGGGCTCGTCCTTCGTCGTCGTATCGTCGTGGAGGGTGTCGCTCATGGGGTGGCCTCAGCCCTCCGCCTTGTCGTCGTCGTAGCGGCAGGTCAGCTTGAACTCGGTCCGCAGCAGCCGCGACGCCGCCCACAGGAGCAGCCGGGCCGCGCGGGCACGCCAGGCGCCACGGACGCGCACGGTGCACTCGACCTCGATGGCGGGCGGCATGGCGTCGCGGATGTCCACGGCGGCGGTGATGTCGCTCACGGGTTGATCACCCCGCGCGGGGCGTCCTGTGCGTTCGGGTCGCCGAACAGGGTGACGGCCTCGACGTAGGGGCAGTCGGGGGTGTGGTGTTCGGGGCGGTTGTCGTACACTTCCGCGCGGCAGAAATGGCACACGGTCTCGCTGTCGCCGTAGCGGTCGCACCTGTCGAACGTCGCCCCCGCCTTCAGCAGCCGCCGCAGCACGGGCAGCGGGTCCACGGCGGGCTTCGCCTGCCCGGCGAACAGGTCGACGTCGGGCGCCGGCGGGCGGTTTCTCACAGTCCCGGATACCTCTTGGTCGCCTTCAGGTGGGCCTTGATGCGGAGGTACTCCATCGCCGCCGCATCGGCCCGCTCGCCCGCCAACACGCTCTCGGGCGTCTCCACGGCCTTGCCCCACCACGTCCGGCGGTACTGCTTCCAGCGCACGGGCGGCGGGGGCGGCATGAACTCGGCCAGGTCTTGCTGAGCGGGTTCGGGGGCCTTCCAGACGAGGGCGCGGTCGGCCTCGGACCATGCCCGGATTTGGCCGTCGTCGGGGTGAAGGGGCATCAGTCCTCCGAGGTCGGCCGGCGGGCGGCGGGGGACGCAGTTGGGGCAGTAGCACCCAGGGAAGTCACCGTACGGCATCAGGTCAGCCCTCCCGGGTCGTCGCCCGCACGATCGCCCGCACGGACAACCACGCCAGGGGCCCGACCGCGCACGCGACGCCGAAGCCGAGCAGCCCGGGGCCCATCAGGTGGCTGACGGCGAACCCGCAGACGAAGCACGCGGCGAGGGTCCACCGGAACTCGCGGCGTTCGGCTTGCATCGCCCGCAGCGACCTGAGCAGGCCACTGTCGCCCGGGTTCGCCCGCGCTTCGGCCAACTTCTCTCTCAGCGTCTTCACTCTTACGGTCCCCACGGGCCCGGCTCGATCGGGGCGTCGGCGGCGGCTTGGAGTTCGGAGTAGGCGGGGTCGAGAACCCAGTCCGAGGTGCACCTGCACCCGGGGTGGAGGGGCGCGGTCTGGGCCGTCGCGTAAGCCGGCTTGTCGCTCAGCCCCGTGGCGAACGGCTCATCGAGCGGGATGCCGCCCTGTGCGTTCACGCGGTCGGCGACTTCGTGGCAGCGGTCGCACGAGTTGGCCGAGAGCAGCCACTTTTTTCGTGCCACCACCCCCGACTGCTTCGCGCTCTCCAGGCTCGCCGCGTTGACCGCCCGACTGGCCTCCGTGCGTGCGATCCGCTCCGCCCGCCACGTCTCGGCGTCCTGAAACACCGCCTTGACCCGCTTGGTCAGTTCGGGGATGCCCTCGCCTTCCGCGACGACGCCAGCGATCAACTCCCGCCGCAGTTCGGCGTAGGCGGTCTGCACGTCCAGGTCGGTCGTGGCGAGGGTGCTATCGCACAGGGCGATGGCCTGTTCCTCGATCATCCGGTGGGTGTTCGGGTCCACCACGCGCCAGTCGTCCGGGTCGAGCCCCAGGCGGGCCCGGGTCGACTTCCCGGCCTCGTCCCAGTAGGCCGACAGCAGCGGCGTCATCGCACTGGACATCGGCCCGGCGTAATCGGCCAGAGCGGGCATCACCTGGTCGAGCGGCACGCCGATCGTCTCGGCCGTGCCCAGCAGCCGGGCGGCCTCGCGTTCCAGTACCCGCATGTACTCGGCCTTCATCCGGCGGAACCACCGCCGCAACTCCCGCTTGATCGGCGTCCCTTCGGGCAGGCCGAACGTGTTGTCCTCGTGGGGGTCGGCGTCGTCGCCGGGCGGGATGCCGTCGGGCACGCCGCGGTCGGGGTTATCCTTGGTCGTCAGTCCCGTCGGCCCGCCAGCGAAAGGGCGGCCCTTCTTACCCTCCCCGTGGGGTTCGTCGTCGTCGGCCGCGGACGCCACCGGCTTGCCGCCGGGCGGCTTGCCCCCCATGCCCGGGGGCACCAGTTGCGGCGGCGGCTCGGGCGGGTTGGCGATCTGGTCGAGCGTCTTGAGCGTGCCCGGGACCAGCAGGTCGTCGGCCCCGTCGAGCGGCTCGTAACCGAGTTCGTGCCGGACCTCGTTGCGGGCCAGGATGCCCCGGTCGACGTAGCTCGTGAACACGGTGCAGTCGGCCTGCTTGTCCTCGGACACCGGGTTGTCGAACGCCCAGAACAGGCGGTCCCACCCGCTCAGGCCGTTCTCGGCCCCGTACCACCGGGTCCACTTCGTGAGGGCCGACGCGATCAGGTGGCAGCGGGGGTCGACGGCCAGCTTGGCGTGCTGGAGGTGCCCGGCGTCGGCGTTGGCGCGGTTCACGTCCTCGGTCTTGAGCAGGCTCACCGGGACGCCGAAGCAGTTGGCGATGCGCAGCAGGGCGTTGTCGGAGATTTGCAGTTCGGCCAGGTCGCGCGGCGGCCACGCGGTCGGCTCGAACTTCAGGGCGCCCGGGAAGTAGGGGATGCGGCCGGCGTTGCCCCGGGTCCAGCTCGCGTTGATCCGCTGTTCGGCCTTCGCGGCTTCCACGGGGCCGAGCGGGTTGGCGGGGTCGGCGTCGGTGAGGTAGCCGCTGATCCGGCCCCCCTGCGTCATCAGGTTCTCTTGGACGCTGGTGAACTGGTCGTTGAGCCCGACGTACGACCACGCCGCCTGGGCCGGGCCGTAGCCGGCGCCGTAGGGGTCGCGGAGTGAGATGAACCGGCCCCGGATGAGTTCCGCCGGCTGGTAGGTGTGGCCGAAGTACGTGTAGTGCTGGACGAGCGAGCCCATCGGGGACTTGAACGGCAGCACGTACTGCGCGAGCAGCGGCCACAGCAGGTCGGGCGGGCCGTTGCCACTCGCCTCGGGCCAGACGTAGAAGCTGCCCACCACGTCGCCGCAGGCCACGAGGTAGCGGATCAGGCTGTCCGTGTCGAAGTCGTCGTTGACCGTGCCGAGCGTCTCGAGTAACGGGTGGTCGACCACCTCGTCGACTTCGGCGGCGGCGGCCTGCTTCTGGACCCACCCCTCGCACTGGTTCGGGGCGGACTTCCGCATCATCGCCTTGACCTGCGGGCGGACGGGCCGCGTGGGGCAGCTCCACCGCTTCGGCTTCAACTGGCCTTCGCTGGTCGTGGCGTAGAGGGCCAGGCGGGTGCGGGCCACGCCGCTCATGTTCAGCCCGACACAGCTCCACACGACCGCTTTGAAGCCCTCGACCAGTTCGGCCGGGTTGGGCGCGCGGCGGCTGTTGAAGGCGTCCACGAACATCGGCCCGCCCAGCCAGCCCGAGCCGCCCCAGCCCGGAGGGCCCTGCGGGCGCGGCTGCGGCAGCGGCTTGCGCGCCTTCGCGGCCAGGCGTGCGGCGGTGCGTTGCTTCGGGGTGGGCACGGGTCAGGTCGTCTCGACGGTGACGGGGCCGGCGGCGGGCAGGCAGAGCAGCGCCACGGACAGGTCGGCGGGGACGACGGAGGCGAACAGGTACTGGCCGGCGAGGCTGTGGGCCAGGACGGACACGGCCCACGTCGGGATGCGTCGGCGGGCGAGCGTGATCACAGCCATAACTCGTCGTTCTCCGGTCTCATCCACTCGGCCTGCTGCCGCTCGCGCTCCTCGCGCTCGGCGGCCTCGCGGGCGGCGATGGCCTCGGCGGGCTCGGGCGGCTCTGCGTCCTTCACCGAGCGGTGCCGGTCGATGCCCACGATCATGTAACGCAGGGCGGCGAGGGCGTGGTTGTCCTGGTCGACCGGCGTCTCGGTCTGCCGCTCGTAGCGGTACTTCCCGGCCTCGCCGATCAGGTTGCCGAGCGAGCCCTTGACCTTCAGCCGGCCCGACCGGATGCGCTCGGAGACCTTGTTGATGCCGTCTTCCAGGGGCCGGCGGCCCTCGGGCGCAGTGGTAGACTGATCGGCAGACATGCTGTGCCTCCCTAAAGGCCAGTGTGTTCAGGGGCGCCGGGGTGTTACGAGCACTCCGGCGTCCCGTCATTTTAACATAACAGAGTGTCTGGAATCAATTGGTCCTTGTCCAACTCCGCCTGGATTCTACGCTCCGCGATGGCGTAATAGCCGGGGTCGATCTCGATGCCGATGAAGTTGCGGCCGGTCTGAGCGCACGCGACGCCGGTCGTGCCGCTCCCGGCGAACGGATCAAGCACAGTGTCGCCGGGCTTGGCCAGCATCTCGATTTGCTTGGTCGCCCATTCAAGCGGTTTCGGGCAGGGATGGCCGTCCATCGCGGGGTCAGGCTTGATGGTCGCCCGGATCACGTCGCACACCTGCCGCTTCGTCTTCCCGTACAGGGCGATAGGCTCCCAGTTGTTGAAGCCGACGACACACCGCCCCATCGCGGCAGGCTTCCACCATGCCAGCCACCACGACGGCGGCTTGAGGGTCGCCCACAGGCTCAGGTTAGCCTGTCCGATGCTGATCGCTATCGGGCCAGCCGTCACCCGTTCCAGTTCGGCCAGCCACGCCCGGCACCAGTCGGCGTAATCCGCGCGGCGGTCGTCCGTACTGGCGTACTTCCGCCCGACGTTGTACGGCGGATCGGTAATAACCGCGTCAATGCTTTCCGACTCGATCGTCCCGAGCACCTCAAGACAGTCGCCCAAGCGCAGGTCCGCCCACAGCGGGCCGCCCCCGTAGGAGTAGCCCCCCCCGGCGGGCGCGGCCTTGCGGCGTGTCAGGCGAGTCCAGGTGCGTGACTTGGTGGGCGGCACTCAGGCGGTCTCGACCGTGGTTTTCATGGACCGCATCACGCGGCGGAAGAACTCGCGCAGGGGCACGCCGGGCGGGAAGTGGTAGACGCTGTACGGGGTTCCGATGCTCTCGCCCCCGCTCACGATGCGGCGGTCGGTGACGGTCGGGTCGGGCCGCACGTCGGCGGTCACGGTCGCGGTCGGGTCATTCACCGTCGTCACCCCAAAGGCTCGGGTTGTCCGGGCTCATCCACTCGTCCTGCTCGCGGGCACGCTGCTCGGCCTCGGCACGCTCGCGGGCGGCGGCGGCCTCGGGGGGCTCGGCGTCTTCCGGCGTGCGGTTTGGGGAGCGGACGAACCCGATGATGTACCGCTCGGCGTCCATCAGGTGGAACGTCTCCTTCGCGTCGATCTCTTCCGTCGGGTCGCCCGAGGCGTCGAGAACGCGGGAGTAGGAGCGTTTCTCTTCCAGGTAGTCTTCCAGGTCGTCGAAGACGAGGATCTCGCCCCGCTTGTGGGCGCCGTACACGCGGTCGATCCCGACCTCAACGTCTTTGATGTCGGGGGGCCGCACGGGCAGCCCGGGGACGTACTTCCCGCCGATGATGCCGCCCTGCCGGAACTCGGCCCGCCACTGGCCTTCCGACCGCGAACCGCCGACGCAGAACGGGATGGACGGCTCGCCGCCGAGTAGCTGTTGCGTGTGCTCGACCGCCGTCCGCCCGCCGGCCTTGTAGGTCCGGTAGAGGTACAGCCGGCGGGTGTTCGGCTCGTTCGCGTAGAAGGTGCCCGCCGTGTTCACCCCGCCGAAGTCGAGCCCGAGGTATCGCGGCCACTCGTCGGGGATGCTGAACCGGGGGAGCGTCGCGGTGTCCTCGTCGAAGCTGTCGTAGATCAGCCCGGCGGGGCGGGTGAAGATGGCCCGGTAGAACAGGTCGAACTTCCAGCGGGGCAGGCTCGCCCGCATCCGCTCGAACTCGGCCCGGCTGAACTGCGGGTTCTCCGTGGAGTCGAACCGGACCACGTCCACGTCGGGGTCGCCGGCCTTCCAGCGGTCGTAGAACTCTTTCTTGAGCCACCCCAGGTCGTACGGCGTGGTCGTGATCAGCACCCGGCCCCGGTGGATCGACAGCCGGCGCTGGATCGCCTCCCAGGAGCCCCGCTTGAACTTGCGTTGCCCGGCCTCGTCGAGCCAGGCCCCCTTGATCGTGGCCGATTCGAGCGACTCCGGGTCTTCGGCGTACCCGAAGAACACCGTGGTCGGGTGGTCGGGGTCGTACGACCCGAAGACGCGGCGGGCGCCGTCCTCGGAGAACACGAACTTGCGGACGGGGCTGGCCGTGTACCGGCCGAGCTTCAGGCGTTGCTGGAAGTGGCGGAGGAACTCGGGGAGGGCCTTGAGTTCCAGCAGCGTGAACGTCGGCGTGGCGACGAGGTAGTCACCGGGGCCGCATTGCTGGATCTCCCGCCAGAGCCACAGGGGGCCGAAGCTCGTCTTGCCGCTCTGGGCGCCCGCGAGCACCGCGACGAACCGCCGGGCGCTGTTCCACGCCCGCCACTGGCCGCGGTGGAAGTTGAGCCGCAGCCGCCCGTCAGGCGTCACTTCCGTCAGGTCGGTCGGTGGCGTCGTCGGCATCGGCGTTGGCGGGCTTCACGACCTCGACGACGTTCACCGTGATCGGGCCGCCCTCGACCTTTTGCTCCACCTTCTCGGTCCACTGCTTCAGTTCGATGGCCGCTTGCTTCTCGACCTGCCTCAGTTCCGCGAGCAAGCCCGTGTCGACCTCGTACACGTCGATCAACTGGAAGTCGTCGCCCTTGCCGACGGCCTTGATGTTGTGGGCCAGGAGTCCGGTGTCGCCCCCGGGGACGTTCTTCATCTCCGGGGCGGCGGCGCGTTCCTCGATGACCCTCTGGAGCTTGAGCCAGTCGCGGTTGAGGCGGTCGACCCGGCGCTCCACGGCGCCGATCGCTCGGGACCGCAGGACGGCCCGGAAGCCCTCCACGAACGACTCGACCCGCTCACCGAATTCCGGCGACTTCCGCCACTCGTAGAGAGTGCGGACCGTCACCCCCAGGCGGTCCGCGATCTCGCCCACCCCAAGTTCGCCCCGGGCTACGAGTTCGGCCGCCTCTTCCTTGGCTTTCGTCCACTCGAAGTCGGGCATGGCGTTCGGAAGAAATCGGAAGTCATCGGGGCCGGCGCGAGCGGGCCCACAGGTCGAGGATCTCGCCGGTCGTCAACGGCCGTGGGGCCGGCGGCCGGGTGAACAGGAGCAGCAGCACGGCACGCAGGGTCGTCACGGGGCACCTCCGGGGTTGAACCCGACGGCGGTCGTGGGCACGCCGGCCTTGGCCGTGACCTCGTGCGCCTCGACCCACTGGCACTGGCGGCCGGTGCCGCTCCACCACGCGACCTCGTAGGTGACGCCGCAGGCGCGCACGCACACCGCCGTGATCGTCGCGGGCACGTCGCCCCCGACGAACACGGGCAGGCCGGGCGAGAAGACGGACAGTGGGCCGGTCACTCCGTCACCGCCTCGGCCACGGCCGGGGGCCGCAGGGCGTCGGCGGCCTCGCGGAACAGGTCGGCGGCGAGTGCGCGGTCGGGGCGGCAGTCGAGCGCGGCCAGTTCGACGGCCAGGGCGGTCAGCCGCTCGCCGTGGCGGTCGATCCGGTCCCGGTGCGTGTCGAGACGGTTGCCCATCACGTCGATGCGGTCGGCCAGTTCCCACGCCACCGCCCCGAGGGCGATCGCGGCGACGACGAGCAGGGCGACGGACACGATTGCGAGCACAACCACGGGGCGGCCTCCGGTGTGTGGGTTCAGGCGGCGGCCGGCGGCGCCGGCGGCGAGGGCTCGGG